CTCATAGCGGATTGCGCATGTGGCGAAACCAGGCGCTGGTCGGGGCTCGCACTGTCTACTCGATCAGTGAATTGGGTCCAACTCAACCCCTAGGCGTAAACAACGCGGATATCACCACTCTCGAGTGCGCGTTGTTGGAGCGGATGTACTATTGTAAAGTGAAGGGGGAGTTCGTGGCCCCACCCCCAGTGACAACTGGGATCTACACGACGAGGTTATCCACCTTTAGTTCTAAGCTTGCCAATTTATTGCGCACCTCCACCCCGGTTTCCCTCGACAATGTTGTCGAGATGTATCAAGGTCGTAAACGCACAATATACAGCAATGCGAAGGTAAAGCTAGAGACAGTAGGACTGACTCGTAAACACGGCTACCTTAACAGCTTCGTTAAGTTAGAGAAGGTAAATCCTGAAAAGGCTCCAAGGTGTATTCAACCAAGGAACCCCGTGTATAATGTCAAGATGGCCACTTACATAAAGCCACTTGAGCACCGCGTCTACCAAGCCATTGGTAAGCTGTACGGTGACGGTCCAACCGTCATCAAAGGGTACAATACATTTGGCATTGGTAGTATCATTCGAGGTAAATGGAGATCATTTGATCGTCCCGTCGCCATTGGGCTTGACGCTACCAAGTTTGACATGCACGTGAGTGCAGAAGCTCTGGAGTGGGAACACTCAGTCTATAACGGTGTATACCGCTGTAAGACGTTACGCAAGATGCTCAGTTGGCAAGTCAACAACATGGGCTTTGGGTGGTGCAAAGATGGAAACCTACGTTACTCAGTCAAAGGGCGTAGAGCTAGTGGCGATATGAACACAGCCTTGGGCAATTGCCTGATAATGTGCGCTCTAGTGTACGAGTATTCCAGGCACAAAAACATACCCACCAAATTGTGTAACAATGGCGACGATTGTGTTGTTATGATGGAACAGGGTCACGAGGCCAACTTCATGGAGGGGTTGGACAAGTGGTTTCTTGAAATGGGATTTCGAATGGTGGCTGAAAAGCCGGTGTACGAACTGAACAAGATTGAATTCTGTCAAATGCGGCCAATTGAGATGGATGATGGTCGGTGTATGATGGTGCGCAACATTCCAGTAGCGCTCCGTAAGGACACCCTTTGCACCATCGGTGTGTAGAACGCCAAGGCCCTTAAGGGGTGGTGTTCTGCTGTGGGAACAGGAGGAATGGCTCTCTGTGGAGGGGTGCCAATCATGCAAAACCTATA